GGTGGTAGGGTCACAGAAGAAGAAATAGAAAGTGCTAAGAAAGATTTAGATGCTAGAACATTCCAACAAGAATATCTAGCAACCTGGGTTGATAGTGCTAGTAGAATATATTACAGCTTTGATAGGGCACATAATGTCCGTGAAGTTGAGAATCTGAATACAAATGTAATTTTCACTGGTTGGGATTTCAATATTGATCCCATGAGTGTTATAGTTGCTGTTAGACAAGGAGATGACTTGCATGTCATTGATGAAGTCAGAATGTATTCTAGTAATACCCAAGAAGCATTGGATGAAGTTCGTGCGAGATACCCACGAAGCAAAGTTTGGGCGTTCCCTGACCCAGCGTCAAGACAGCGTAAAACCTCAGCAGGAGGTAGCACGGATCTTATTCAATTGCAAAACGCAGGATTTGTAGTGAAATCACCGCACAGCCATACGCCAGTGCGTGATAGAATAAACGCAGTAAATAGTAGATTATGCAGTGCTGATGGTCGTAGACATTTATACATATCATCAAAGTGTAAACATACTATAGAAGGATTAGAGCGTCAGACATATAAAGAGAATAGTTCGCAACCTGATAAAGATTCAGGACACGATCATATGATGGACGCATTGGGATATATGGTAGACTACCTATTCCCAATACAAAAAGATATAGGCCATGTGGTTCAACCAACCAGTTGGCGACATGCATAAACGATAATAACAAGGAAACCAAGTAATGACAGATTACACCTTACAGAATGCTTATAATGAATTGGCCAGCGCCAATACCTTATATAACAATTACAAAGCCCGCTGGCAGTTCTTGCTAGAAAGCTATCTCGGAGGTGAAGAATACCGCACAGGTAAACACCTAACCATATATAAAACTGAAACATCACAAGAATATGCACAGCGATTAGCCACAACACCTTTAGACAATCATTGTCGCGCGATTTGCAGCACTTATACAAGTTTTTTGTTTCGTGAAGAACCCGACAGAGAATACGCTAGCCTAAGTGATAATCTAAATCTCTTACCATTCCTTGAAGATGCTGACCTAGATGGAAGAACACTTAATGCTTTCATGAAAGATGTGGCCATATGGTCAAGTGTGTTTGGACACTGTTGGATTATAGTAGCCAAACCACAGACCAATGCCCAAACACGTGCAGGCGAACTTGAACAGGGTGTGCGTCCATATGTGAATGTATTGACACCATTAGTAGTCACAGATTGGACATGGCAACGCCAACCCAGTGGTGCTTATGAACTCAGCTATATCAAATATCTAGAAGAAGTCAATGACACATTCTCAACTGTTAAAGAATGGACTAAGGAAACTATCACCACTAGCCAATTGAACAATCAGAAACAAGAAGTGGTTGATCAAACAGTAGAAGTCAACCAATTAGGTCGTATACCAGCAGTTATCTGTTATGGCTCACGCAGTCCAGTCCGTGGAATTGGTGCTAGTTTAATTACCGATATCGCTGATTATCAAAAACAAATTTATAATCTGAACAGTGAAGTTGAACAAAGTATTAGACTATCTGGTCATCCTACATTGGTTAAAACTCCTGGTGTAGAAGCAAGTGCAGGTGCTGGTAGTATTGCACTAATGCCTGATGACATGGATCCAAATCTAAAACCATACTTGTTAAATGTATCAACAGATATCAATCAGATCTATTCAGCAATCAATGCCAGCGTGGCCGCTATTGATAAAATGGCCAACACTGGTAGTGTGCGTGCCAATGAAACACAAATGCTTAGTGGCATAGCTATGGAAGTAGAGTTCCAATTATTAGGAGCAAAACTAGCGGAATTTGCTGATGCTCTTGAACTAGCAGAAGAACAGATGTGGCGCATTTGGGCACAGTATGAAGGTGGAGTTTGGGATGGTGAGATAGAATATCCTGGTGCATTCAACATACGTGACACAGCTAATGAATATAAGAATTTATACACAGCTAAACAAACAGCTACCACACCAGATGCTATAGCAGTGATTGAATATAATCTAAGACACTTAATGGACGATCCTAGATACAATATCAGCGATGAAGAATCATATGAACAGGAAGAATACCAAGAAAAAATTGATGATATAAACCGTATAGCCGCAGAAATCCGTGGACAACAGGTATCTAACACACCACCACAATTAGCCATGGAACATCCAACTACCACAGCAGAAGATAGACCTATGCACATACAAGAGATGATCATGCAGAGCTATACGGATGAACAGATATTGGCCATACACCCTGAAATCACACAGGCAGATATAGATTCAGCTAAACAACAATTATTAGAACAAGGATAAATCATGTGGCATCAACTATTAAAATTATTAAAAATTAAAAATTGTTTTATCTGTAAGAAAAAAATAAAATAAGCATTAGGAGCTCAGACAATGGAACTTAAATCAGGAGGAATGAAAATGCCAGGTAGAGGAAAAGGTCGTGGAACAGGCAAGAAACCACCAAAGCGTTAATTGGTTGGAATATTTTATCAGTATCCAAGAGCAATGTCCTTGGAGCCTAGCCGCTTATCGACGAGGCGAGATTGATGTTGTTAGATGGGAAGGTTATGCACTACCATTAGGCGATTATCAGGCAAGGATGTATACTATTGATGCTGAAGATCATGTGGTAGAAAGACTAGCACAGGCATTAGATCAAGGTGAATGTGAATGGCTCTATAGCTATCCAGGCTATGGTCCATTCGCAACACCAGTTAAGGTATTGATTCAGCAGGATCGAGAAACACTAGCGAGGCTTAGAAAAACACATAAATAATACACTGTTATTGATACGGTCGTATCAATAAATATTATTTAACTACTCCTAAGGAGGCAATCGCAACATGAGCGATACAAACGAAATCATGGCAGGCAATAGCGTAGACACTGATACTACAAGCCAAACTTCACAAAATCAGGAACAAACAGCATCAACAGGTAAGACATTCACGCAGGAAGAATTTGATCAACATATGGCGGGCTTAAAAGCCAGTCTAACTAAGAAACTTCTAAAACCATATGAAGAACTTGGTGATGTCAATGAACTCCGCGCTCTCAAAGAAGCCGCCCAAAAGAAGGCACAAGAAGAAAGTCTAAAGAAAGGCGAATTTGAAAAGATCTTACAAAAGATGGCTGAAGATAAAAACGCAGAGATAGCTAAGAGAGACAGCGTTATTAGAGAATACAAGATTGAGACACCATTGGTCAATGCCGCAGCCAAATATCGTGCTGTAGCACCAGAACAGGTAAGGACATTATTAAAAAATAATATCAATCTCAATACTGACGGTGAAGTTGAAGTATTAGACAATGCAGGACAAGTGCGCTACAATGACAAGGGTGTTGCCCTAACTGTAGACGACTTAGTAGGAGAGTTTCTACAACAGAATCCACACTTTGTTCAGGCTAATCCAGCTACAAGTTCAACCAAATCAAGTATCACTAATAGCCAGGCTCCATTAGATATCACAAAATTGGATATGAAAAATCCAGAACATCGCAAAGTCTATGCAGAATACCGTAAGGTAGCAGGACTTGCTTAATATATTTTAAGGAGATTTAACCATGGCAACAACAACCACAAGTCTTAATGACTTATTACCCAGCATCATACAGGAAGCTTTATTTGTGGCTTCCGAGCAATCAATCATGCGTGGTCTAGTAAAGAACTACACACTAGGACCAGCACAAGGTAAGACAATCAATGTGCCCATCTACCCGCAGGTAACGGCGGCAACATTGACAGAAGGTCTAGCAATTGAGATTGGTAGCAGTGCATACAGCAATGTATCAACAAACACAGCAACACTAACAATTGGTGAAGTTGGCTTAGGCACACACATCAGTGACCTAGCACGTATCGCTTCAGCAAGCAATGTGGTATCTGACGTGGGAAGACTTTTTGGCGAGGCTATTGCTCGCAAGATTGACAAAGACCTAACAGCTCAATTTGCTAACTTTACAACTAATGTAGTAGGAACAGCAAACATTTTAGCTATCTCAGCTAACATTACAGCATCAGATATTTTCAAAGCAGTGGCTAAATTACGCTCAGCTGGTGTTCCATCAACAGACCTAGCTTGTGTATTACATCCAGCAGTTGCTTATGACTTAAAAGCTAACTTGACTAACACATACGCTAATCCAAATGCAGGCACTATCCAAAATACTGCTATGCTAAGTGGCTATGTTGGCACAATCGCAGGTGTTCCAGT